CGATAGTCTGCAAACTTCATCAGCAAAAACTTTATATCGAGTAAAATTGCGCTGCTCGCTGCTGGCTGGTATGCAAGCAAAAACAATATCTTTTGCATCAGCTCCATAGAATTGTATCAGTTTTTCGGCTACAAGTTTAGCAACAGATAAACTTCTTTTTCCGTCCTTGAAATCCCAAATTAAGCGTCTTATTTCCCAATCCTTTTTTGTTGCCTGTTTGTACTTTGTAGGCAAGTAATCAAAAAAGTTATACATTAATTTGCTCCACTGTTTCTCGAAATCTTTGCTATACGTTCTCATATCGGTAAGTTTTAGAATTTATTCAAGCCCGAGGGAGGAAGAGAGCCTTTTCATCTGCTATTCCTGCTCTGAGGTTTTTTTTCATTCAATCACCTCGGTCGGTTTTGTTCGCCTTTTACACAGCTTCAAAAGGTGTTGTAGAGCGTATAACGACAAGTTTTCACCATAAAGCGGAGCCTTGAATACTACCCTGTAAGGGTGGAGATTTTTATAGTGAACAGAGCCTGAACTTGGCATACGAAATACAACATTTACCTTTGCTGTGAGAAAAGGCGATAACTGACTGAAGGGGATAGAAAAAAGAGCCGAGGAGCAGAAAAGAATAGCAGTAAACAATACCATAGACAAATGTCTATACCGCTTTAAAACGGGAACAGAGTGGGGTGGGTGGGCCCCTGCGTCGAACGCTATCGAGCATCCCAGAAAGTCTTGCCAAAGTCTTTCTACCTTAGACACCCGAAAATTTGCTTATGGTGGTGTTTATGCTCGCATGAATATTACCATAGGCGAATTTTCGGCGCAAACATCAAAGTAAAGGAATGTTAAAAGAAATCTAACTATCTGATAATAACCGATTAACCACGTAAACATTTTGCAGGGCAAAAAAGAAACGGAAGTTTCTTCAAACCGCGCCCTATCCAAGACCGAAATTTTTTACGCAAAAACAAAGGAAATATGACAGTCCTACCCCACCCTATACCATTAAAAAATGGGTCCTAAACGCACATAGATTTGTTACTATACACGTTCAGAACCCAACTATAATAATTAGCAATGGAATACGCAATCCCTAAACACGGGCATCTACGAAAGCATACGAAGAGCGCAACTTATCACCATACTTTGTCCAGATACGCTTATCAACAGCATCACCAAAGTGAGTGGCTTCCTCTGGCAGAACTGACTGGTTGCGTTCACTTCTCTTGTCTTTAGCAAACTTACCATCACGTTCTATCACACGAGTGTTATTCATTGAAATCAGAGTATATTTACACTTTGAGCCATTGAACCTTTTAATTGGAAAGCGTTCATCATTTTCCTTCAGAATAATGGACCAAAGCAAATACTTATCATGCTGAGGTGGCTCAATACCTGTATGAGTATGCTGTATTACAGTCCAGCCTTGTTTCTTCAGGTAATCAATTGCCATTTCATTATAACTCTTCTTACTGGCAGCAAGACGTATATCGCCATATCTATCTCTATAGTAGTGTACCGTCTTGTTTATATGATTACGATAATACTTACAGAACTTCTTCATCAGTGCAATGACCATGACATCATCGTCATCAGGCTTAACAAAAAACTCATTGATGTTATTATCAACCGGACGTTTGGTTAACGTCTTTGTTACGAAATCATAATTACGAACCTGAGCCACTTCCATGAAGCTGGCAGCAGAACCCCAGTCGCAAGTTATCTCTATAGGCATATTAGGATTACAATCAAGATCACGCCTGGAATCATCCAAACTGGCAAGCTGCTCCCAATCATATTCATTATTTTCTGCAAAGTCACGAATATAACTGTCATTTGTTGCATTGTAATAAACATGCCTGTCCTCGATACTGTAATAACATGAATCAATACGGTCAACCATATAGTTAAGGATTTCAATCATAAATGACAGTTTATCCATCACGTTATACTGATTGACTATGTAATTCATACCAATATTGGCTATATTATCAAAAATAGAGCCAAGCATAAACAATGTACCATCCTTAGAAACAAATGGAGTTATTGTTTTTCGCAAACGTATAGTTTCATTCCATATATCCTTGAAAGTCTGAACATCATTAGCAAGTTTTGCATCAATGAGCTGCATCTGAAGCCTGACTATTTTATTCCATACTTCAAACAATCTTATACCCCTCTGCTCATAGTATTCAGCAGGAGAAAGCAGCCATTTCTGCTCCGGAGTATAAGGCATAGATGATAGAAATGTATTGCCATGATGCTTCAATACAGGCGATGAAGATTTACGTCCGAATATATGTTCATTACCACGATTTGTAGGTGCTACTTCCTGGTCGAACTGTTCTTTGTCGATAGTCAAAGCTTCATCAGTTATGTTATAGTCTGCATTAGGTCCACGTGAGTTGCCTTCCTGCGTCAAGATATACAGACAGTGGCCATTTGAGAAAGTTATACAATGCTCAAAAGACATAAGATGTTCGTATGGTCGGTACCAGCCTTCAGGCGGTGTCCTGCACACTACATAATCACCTGTTTTGGTCTTGGTATCGTAACGCTTATATCCCAACATTTCAAGCATTTTGAAGGAAGAGGGTAAAGTTTTAGTTAAAGCCTGACCAATTGTAGCCTGAGCAAGAGTAGTAACACCACGGGGCATAACCCGCACATTGTCATCAATAACCGAACCGCAGACAAAAGACTTGCCTGCAGCACGGCTAAATATGAAATAACCATTTTTATAGGGCTGCATTAAAACGCAAGCCTGAGCCGGATTGACCTGTATGTTCTCTTCCCAAATACTTTCTTCCATCAATATCTCGGGAATATAATGAAATTATTACCCTCTGTATCCGAAGATACCTTTGGCATATGTTGTCCTGTTTCATCCAAAAGTGGCTTGACCTCACTTGGCAGGAATTTACGGGAACAAGTACAAATTATATTTTCTCTCGATATGCTAATCATATCTATATGTTTATGATCCATAAGATATGATACAAGTCTTTTGTTTGTAAGTTTCTTTTTCATATAGAAGTTTTTAAGAGTTCATAATATCTTCAGCTTGTGCATCTTCAATAGGTTCATACATTGAGCTTGCCAAAAGTTCTCTATCCTCTTGAGATAGGGAACGAATTACATCAAGAGGAAGATTCATTATCTGCCCCATATTATTAACCTGTATATTGATGACATTCTTTTCCATTCTGCGAGGATCTTCAAGAGCTTCAGGTTTCTGACCAATCATAAGCAAAAGAACTTTCTTAGCATTATTCCATTGTTTCAAATCACCACGAAGCTTGCACTGGCGAATAAGTTCTATCTGGTCTTTCAACTGCCAAGCAAACCAGAAATCCCAATCGAATTCATGCTGTGTCTTGAAAAGCTGACGGGCAAGTTGCATATCCTTACGAATCTGAGTACGTGTAATACGATACTTGGCAAGCATGATATTGATGATATGGGAATCATTAGGATAATCATCCAACAGACGTGCTATCTGCAGAACACGTTTGAACTGTTCAGCCAGATAGTCCGGTAAAGGAGAATTATCAGGATCAACCAGGTGCTGCTGAATAATCTCATATCTCTGTTCGTCAAGTGTTTTTTTAGACTTTAACTTATTCATAATCCACGTATTGCTGCATTTGCTTAATGTATTTGATTAACTCAACTTGTGCCGGATTACTACCATTTTTTGCAGCCTTAATAATAGCATCACGAAGTTCAACCTGTTGTTTAAGATAGCCTTGATAGAATGCATTACGAGCTTTAGAACCAGGAGTTCTGACTGCTTGTATGAAATCATTTTCATCAACGCAAATATTAATTGCTATAAGGCCAGGAGTAATAAGCCTGTAAGCCATTTCAGTTATTTCGTTAAGTTGCTCCTCTGTCAAATTCATCACATAAAGTTTTATAATCAAAATCAAAAACAGTCTTATCAGTATGAATAATACCGCGTTCAAGTTTCGGATTATGAGTAGCGTTCTGGCTCCCTACAACAGAAACATGCCAGGCGTCATTCCATATCAAAGCGACCTTAGCATGAAGCGCACAACATCTATAACAACCAGGAAAGGAAGAAATCAGAAAATCAAACGGTTTAGGTGATATTGACCTGACACGGTTATCAATCAAAAACCTGGCAGACAGGATATCGCCTGCATCGAGCTTTCGACGCAAGGCGGTTATACTGTCCATAGATATAGAATATGACGTCAAGAAAAGATGTGCCGGACCAGTCTGTTTAAGTACAAAAAATATAAGTTGTATCAAGTTGAATGCACCAGAAGAATAAAAATGTTTAGAGTAACCATTTCGGATCACACCTAAACCATCCGGATGCAACAGAATATCATCAACTATATCAATGTCGTCATCTGCAGCATCCAGCCTACTGATTTTTCTCTGTACATGCAATGTACCGGAGAAATCTTCTGTGCAATCTTTCTGCACAGGTATATCTGAGCATTTAATCAACATTAACCAAGTTCAGCTATTCGATAATCTATTCTCTCAATAAGTTTTAATTCCGCGTCAACCTTTTTCTGGTATTTGATACGTTTAGGACTGTTGTCCGGCAAAGGATTCTCTACACCATCCTTAGGTTTACTAACAGAAGAATATTTCAGCATATTCTTAGCACGACACAAACGAGTATTTGCATTTGCTTTCAGAGTTTTCAATTCCTCAACAGACAGACTCTCAATATTACCATCACCATTATCCTCTGAAGAATCATCATCTTTATCATTGTCTTCATTCTCATCAGCATAAAGTTTGTTAAGTTCGTCATCAGTAGGAATAGTACCATCAGAATCGAACCTTTTCTTAAAATAAGCGAGTGAATTCATACGTGCCGACAAAGCTTTGATAGACATAACGATAACTTTACGTTTTGCAACAACTTCATCATTGTTAGACTCACCAAGTGAACTCATTTCTTTATGCAGTTTAGACCTGGTATTATAGCAGTCCTTAAACTCATACATTATCTTAGCTATAACAGGTGGATAATGCTGTTCGTCACCTTCCTTTTTTGCTTCATCTTCAGCTGCTGTAAGAATGTTTAATTCATCTGAAGAAGGAACAGCTTCAGGAATACCATCATCACCATGCTGAGCGTCATCGTCAATATCAACATTCTCAAATCTCGGATCATTAGGATTATACCAAACCTTAATCATCTGACGTATTTCATATTCAAGCTTCTCACGTGTATGTGACTTCTCACCCTGCTTGGCAAGCTTACTTGCAATAATAGGTTTATATCCTGATTTTGACAAGATATTAACACCTGTATTAAAATCTCTCTTGGAAGAGTTCAGCCAACTAATAGCTTCACCTCGAGCTTCGATATACGACTTAGATATATTTGCCATAGACATAAAATTTTATAACAATGTAAAGATATTGCGGTTTTTATTGCTTGAATAGGACATAAAAAAATCCGCCTACCAACGGTAAGCGGATAAAACTAAAAACCTATTTATATCAACCACCAGGACTGGCAGTCAGCAAAGTTTCCATGTCACCCTCATAAACAAGTTTTCGCGGACAAGTGAAAGTATACCTCAAAGAGTTCTGGTTACGAGCAGTAGAACCTGAACCAGTAGTGGAACCGTCACCGGAAGCACGAACAGCACCTCTTCTCTTGTCGCCCATAAGGTAATTGGTACCATTGTTGTCCGTAACGATAAAGAACATCTTTCTGCCTTTAGTAGCGTTTTCAAAACCAAAGATCTTTTTTCGCATCTTGGCTGCAAT